TGACTTCATTGCCCAACTTGCCTCCGTTACAGTTCCCATTTTAGCCTTCCGGCCACCAGGGAATGTGCAATCCGCTTTTAGCGTCGATCGCTTGAGGAAGTTAGCTCCTTGAGTTTTTGGATCGAGTTCATGTGCGCAAGCCGCTCAGTTTTAAAATACCCGAAGAATGGAGAGCTTCCTTCAAATCTAAACCTGGATTGCCACTTGTCCTTGTACTTGTGCGCGCCCCATAGGCGACCAGAACGATGCCTATGAAGGTTCATTGAATTGGTTCTTCTATCAGCACACCTTAGGTTCTCAATTCTGTTGTCAGACCTGTCGCCATTTAAGTGGTCGATTTCTCTGCTTGGCCACTCACCGTGAGTGATAGCCCAGATTACACGATGCAAAAGGAGGTTCTTATTCATGAATTTGATTCTCAAGTAGCCTTCAATATTTCTTGTTCCGGCCATCTTGCCAGGGCAGCCATCCTTCTTTAACCAGAATGCTCGTCCAGTTAATGGGTTATAATGGAGGCGCTCTTTTAAAAGGTCGATCATACTTCCCATTTCAATCTCCCAGAAACCAAGCTGTGACAAACCCACCAGACCACTTGGCCGGATGTCAGTCGCGCGGGGTCGTTAACAAGTAGAAGGCAAGATTCCTTAGCTCCAAGGTAGATAATTCCGTCAGTTGATACATCAAGTCCGCTGGAGGATTTTTTTTTACGTACTCCACCAGCTCCTTCATCTTCTCAGTGGGGAGCGTCTCCATCGATGGGTTGCACCGCTCACAGATCCTCATCCACTCGCGGTAGATGAACATGATCTCGTCGTTGGACATCTGGTCCATCATCGGGTCGGAGATCTTAGGGGCGAAGTCGCCGTAGGGGCTTGAAGCCTTCTTGATGAACTCACGCGCAAGCCAGTTGTCTTCGGTGAGCTTTGTGCGGTGGCTGACTGGGAGCTTTGACATGTGCTCGCCAACGGCGGCGTAACAGGCGACCGTCTCCGAGTTCGAGAGCGGCCTCATGGCGCACTCAAAGTGACGGAGCCGAACGGGGAACGAGTAGTCCACCCCCATTCGCATCTGCTCTATCTGGGGGAGGATCTCAGTCATGGATTATCCCAGGCTGATGTTGAAAAGCGCCGAGTTGCCAACAGAATCCTGAAGGCGCAGCGCCGAGAAGTTGAATGTCGTTTTGACCTCATCGCCCACGCCTCCAGCGTTGTCCTCGGTCTCCTTCTTGAAGAGGCCGGTAGCGACGAATATTTCAGCGCCGAACCTGAATGTCAATTGGACGTCGTTGTTCTCGTAGTCGATGTTCTCTAGCTTCGGGCGCGCGAGCTGGTTCTCCACGGCGATCACTACCGTGATGTCGATGTCCCGGTTCCCCTGGACAAAGCCACGGTTGAAGCCATCCGGGGTCATCGATGGAACCACTCTGGCGTTCGGGTTCTGCCGGAGTGTGGCCGACTGAACGTCCACCAGCTGGGTTCCATTGATACTGATGAAGGCTCTATCTGCGTACCTTGTAGCCATCTTCTATCCCCCTAGATTGAAAGCTCGTCAAATTCGGTCGTTGCCTCAATGTTCGTCGCGATCACATGGAGACCCGGGATCACGTTAACAGGTGTTAACACGTTGAATCGGTGTCTATCGCTGGTCGCGCGCTCCACGATGAACTGCTTCGAGAGCTGATCCACCGCCTGGAACATCTGCTGATCCTGGAAGAGGGTGGCCAAGCGCACAAGCTCCGCCTTGATCTCCTTCGCGGTGTCGGCTGACGCCTTCCTCTGCTTGAAGTCAGGCTGGGAGAGGCGCGTGTAAACCGTCTTGCGCCAGAAGTAGAGAACCTGGAAGTCCTGGACGTCGTAGTAGCTGGTGACAACCGGGGTTCCAGAGCCATCGGCGCTGATTCTACCGGTCACGGAACGGACAACCGAGACTTCGCCGTTCGGCTTCACCTTGAGTGGGGTCCAACCCTGGTTGAGGGCGACCTCAGACTCCTTACCAAACCCAACGGTGATCCACTCAGCTTGGTCAGCTGGGGCATCGACGCCATTGATGGTGACGTCATCGAGCGGGTTGAACGGGGCGCCGTTACCGGCCATCAAGGCGGCGGCAGCGGCGGCCATTTCACCAATCGAATAATCCGGTGTTCCCGTGTCGGGCATCCAAACGCCAATCAAGTACTGGGTGTCGAACAGATCCAACCCAGATGGGTCAGCTTCGTCGCGGTTGAAGACCACCCCAAAGGTGCCGAACTGATTGTTCGAGGGTCGATGGGGGCCGCTCATGGCAGCCACTGCATCTTTCAACAGGTCGCGATTTACTGAATCCTGCCCATCGTATGGGCTCACTGCAAATTCACACTTGATGCGATCAAGGGAGTCCAAAGCCTCATCTGAGGGGCCAAAATCCGTGTCAGTGCTTGCCAGCGGAATCGCCTTCAGCTGCACGAAGTGGCCGGTCACAAGGTTCGCCCGGATGGCCGCTAGGATCATGTCCGTCAGCTCGCAGTCGCCAAACTTGGCCAACGCCTCTGTCTCGGCTGCCGCCAGGTCACCAGAGTTTGAGATCGTGTTCACTACATACAGGCCGCTCGATGCGAAGCCCGTTGGCGCGTGGCCAATTAGGCAGACTTCCTGGTTTGCGCTCGGTGTGCCAGTCTCGGCGGCGAACGTAATCTCTACTGGTCGCCCCGGTGTCCTCTGGTCTGGAAGGCTGCTGATTGCCATGCGTTACTCCTTCAGATTTGCTGGTCGATCTCTTCTGTTACCTCGGCATTTGCGAGGTCGTCCTTGAGACCTTGTATCTCGCTCACGACCCTATCCAGGTTACCAAGGACCTTCTCAAATGGCGAATCCTTGGTCCTGTCCGTCTGCTCGAGATAACTATCCCATATCCTAAGATCGAGCCTAAAGTTGATGGTTATCTGTGTCAATGGCACCCATGACTCTTCCCATTCAAAGCCCAGCGTTTTGTCAACGGCGAACCGCTTGCCAAGCTCATTCAGTCCAGGGACCCGCTGGGTCATCACGTCGAAGAATGCCGGGCGCCTGAACTGCTGAAGTAACGCCATGCTCAAGGTGTCCTGGACTTGCTGGAGTTCGTTCCTTCGTAAGACGGCTGGCATGATGATGTCCGCCTTCAAGTCACCTTCGATGAACCAGCTCTCGAACTCCTTGTGGGCCTCGTCGTTGTAGATTCTAAGGGCTGGAAGGTTCCTCATCGAGTAGTCCATCCGCTTGTAGTAGTCGATGAACTCGCCGAAGATCTTCACCCACTGGGGCACAAGCTTGATCTGGCGGACCGTCTCCTGCACAAGGAACTCAGCTGGGCCGGTGATGAACGGAACTTCCGCGATCTGAGCGCCGTCTTCATCTTTCTCGTACTGGAGTTCATCAATCCGTTCACTCATTCAAAATGCTCGCGATGTAATTAGAAAGTGTCTGCGACCATTCGGCCTGGTCCTCTGACGTGACCTCATCCATTCGGCGAGCTGGGATTCTAACCCACTTGCGGAACATGAAGCCACGCTCCTTCTCCTTCTCAGTGAGGCCCTTGGTGTTCTGGGGGATTGGGAACTTCAAAGCCTTCGCCTTCACAGGGCGCAGAACTCCGCCAGCCATCTTGGAAGTGCCGTCATTCATCATTCTGGCGCTCAAGAGGTTGGTTCCAATCTCAACCGTTCGACCTGACACGTTTAGAACCGAAGACTTCTCAGCGCCCGGCACGATTCCGTCATTTCTGGGGGCCATGGACTTCCTTAGAACCCCGGTCTTCTGCAATGGGCGGCCAGAACGCCACTTCAGCTTCTCCCACTGGTCTTTGCCGTTGTCGGCGCCGTCCTTGTCGAACATCATCGATCGGTTGGTCTGCATGGAAGCGGCCAGCACAAGCATGATGTCGCGCTGGCGGTCCTTGAACCGCTTCTCAAGCCTTGGGAATGTGAACTGAAGCTTGACCAAACCTACTCCTCGTCGCTGAAGTCGGCGTTGTTCCAGCTCTCCGATGGGTCATCAATTTGCTTTGAAGGGTAATCACCGTCGCCGCTGGACACCACGTGGATCATGCCGGCGTAACCGTCATCGGCCTTGGTGTTGAACCAGTTCAGCTTCAGGTCTGGAAGCGGTGGGAACGACCACTGCCTTGACGCCTTGTAGTCGTCGTCCGGCTTTGCCAGCACGTTCTCCTTGATGATCTTCGTGTACCGGGCCTCTATACGTTTTATATACTTTTCGCCATCCACAGAGGTCCCCTCGCCGAAGTCAGTCTCAAGGATTCGGATGCAAGCCTTCAGCTCGCAAAGGGTTCGGATTATGTTCTTGGTGGGGCGGTCCGGGAGGTCCTTGAAAAGGCCCGTTGTCTTGTGGGCGAACGGGGCCGCATAACGCGGTGAAAGATCCTGCTCGACTTGGCCCTCGGCTTCATCGATTAGGCGGTTGGCCAGGGCCTTTGGCATCCGACCAGAGGCCTCTGCGGCCTCCGTATCGTCGTCAAACCTGACCTTGCCTATGAGGCGCAACCTGACGTCTTCAAACTTGATGTAGGCTGGCATAGGCTATGCCTCCGGTTATGCCACGCGAATGGCTTTTACGATCTTCTTGGTGGCCAGTGGGTCGTGGTCAAGAAGCCCGTCGAAGCTGGGCTTGTACCCGTAGAATGGCGGGTACCCGGGATACTTCTTGTCGCACAGCTCCTTGGCCCTACTCTCTTCGACATCAACGATGGTTCCCTTGAGCTTGATGTCCTTGCCGATTATGCAATCCTGCAGGAGCTTGATCTTGACCTTCTTCTGGGCTTTGGCTTCCGCCTGGGTGGGTTCTGACATGTAATGGCCTCCTTTAAATGAATGAGGGGCCATCTAGCGGCCCCTCTGTATATCCTCACAATGTTTCAGCCCTATCAAGGACCAACGTAGGCTGTCAGCACGTCGAATGAACGCTGGAGGTTCACGCCGCCATAAACGCCAGCCATCAAGTCCATGTACGGGTTCCCGGGTCCGCCCTTGGTGCCCGATGCCAAGTTATCGTCGATCACGAAGAACTTGCCATAGCCGGGTGAGTCCACCGATCCGGTGGCCAAGTGGGCGCCCTGCACGAATTCACCGATCTTGTCGCCGCCTGGTAGGCTGGTTTCAAAGAAGATGTATCCGTCTGGGATGAAATAGATCGCATTGCCAGTGAGGACCTTCTTGCCGCCTTGGCCGTTGTCGACCAGGCTCTCCTCTTGGTACCAGCCGTTGTAGATCTCGACCGGGGGAGCGCCAGGGATTGCGAACTTCAACACTTGGTTGATTTCGAATCCAGCGGTGAACGCTGCGTTGCCACCAAGGCTCTCAATGAAGGAACGGGTGTTCTCATTGTCGAGTATCCATCGGGCGGTGACGCCGTTCATGATCATTCGGGTGATCTTGTACTTGCGGTATTGGGCCAAGCTTCCCATCGTCCAGTAGCGGATATCGATCAGCGGGTTAGACGAGTTGTTCGCATTGATCCCGTCGGTTGACCAATCGGCCGTTACAGGAACGGTTCGGTTGGCTGTCGGGATGCCGTAGCTGAACGTGAGACCCATCCAGGAGAACTCCCCTGTGAAGATCGCGTCCCAGCGTGACTTCTCGATCCGCGCCTCAAGGCGACGGTTCAGCTTGTCCGAATCAAGGTCAATTCTCTGCTTGATGCCGCGACGTGAGACGTCCTGCTTGCCCAGCTCTCTGAGCCAAAGGATCATCGCCTCGTCGTAGTGGATCGCTTCCTTGTACTCAGGAGCGATGAACTCCTGAACCCGGCTTCCGACGCCTTGGATGTAGCCTGGGTTCGTCCCAGGAACATGCTCGCGGGTCAGACCGCCAGAGGATTCGACCACCTCGTTGCGGACCTTACGGACCGGCAACGCGACGCTCGGCAGGTATTTCGACCCCACGTAGGTGGAGGGATCGTTCACGATCTCCATGATTAGCTTCTGGATGATCGACGTTTGTTCGTCTGTTACGAATTCATTGGCCATGTTAGATGCCCCCTCCGTTTAATACTTCAAAATTGCTTCAGCCGTGGCGTCGTAGACAATCTTTGCTTTCATGTCCGTGATCGCCTGGGCATCAATTTCAATCAGTTTGTCGTAGAACACTTCGCCGCCAACAATCGTGCGGGCCAGGCAGTTGCCCGTGGTGCCGGTGAACGCGTCACCAACGACCTCTTCCATCAACACGCTCACGGTGTCATAAGAACCACCGGACACGGCTGACCATTTGTAGAAAAGACCATCGCCATCGTCCCGCGCGATGACCTGACCGGCTTGATAGCCGTCGGTGTCATGCGCCAGTCGGGCGGCAATGATCGAGGCCAAGTGTCGGTTCTTGGCGATGATGATCGGGTGATCCTTGCGGAAGATTTGGTTGTTTACTTTTGCATCCAGATTCATCGCTCATTCTCCTTTGCTATGCCAGCTCTTCGGTTTTGATCCCTAGAGCAGGGGCAGCCAACTTGACGATCTCCTCAAAGCTAGTCTGCATTTTTTTAACTTCATCTGCAAGCGCCGACATTTGAGGGGTCGGGTCGACTGTCACTGCCTCGCCCATCCGAGGTCCGTAACCGGCCAGGTGCTTGCGAAGATGCTCCTTGGCATCGTCGTGCTTCCCGCCGTCCATCAAGGACTTTACGTCCCCCCACAGCTTCTCAAACTCCTGATCAGTGTGAGAACCCTGGGGCACGTTGTCAATATGGACTTCGACTTCCCGTCCATCGCCTTCCTCGGCAAGCTTCGCTAATTGCTTTAGGGCCTCATCGCGTTTCATTGGCATGTTCAGGCGGGTCTCAAGCTCAGTCTTCGTCAGCTTGTGCTTCTCGGCGTAAGCCGCAAGCTGGGCGGGCGTTACGGCCTTTGTCGAGCCGATCAGCCCAACATCGATAACTGGCTCGCGCTTCTCGTAAGACGAAAGGACCTCGTCAATTACCTTATCATCCTTGCCAGCGAACTCATCAAGGTTGATGGCCTTGATCTCGGCTGGGGTGATCTTCGCATCCGAACGCAGCTTTGAAAGGCGAACTGAGATCGAAGACTTCTTGGAAGCCAGCTGGATGGTGGCGGCGGTGGACTTGAAGCCCTTGCTCAGGGCCACGAATTGGTCCTTGGCGCCCTTCATCTT